GAGAACCTGCAGCTCCAGATTGAGCGGCGAACCCTCGAGCTACTCCCGGATGAGGTCCAAACGACCGAGCTACTTGCCTACGAATACAGCGTGACCAAGGGCGGAACTGTGACTATGAACGCCCCCGAAGGAATGCACGACGACTGCGTTATCGGGCTGGCGCTCGCGGCGTGGGAGTTCAGGCCGGTTGGTCAGTCTTGGTCCTGGGACCTCCTATGACAGTTTTCTTCACGATCCTCCAAGCCGGTTGCGGGCTGTTTGTTTGCTTCCTGCTTGGCTTAGTGGCTTGGTTCCTTTTCCACGTCTTACGCGGGGCAATGATTCCTAAATGAGCATCTTTCAGCTTGCCCAAAAGTCGTTCGCCGGGGGACGGGTTCCGGTACTCGGGAACATCGGGCGGTCTCGGTCGCTCAATAGCCTTCGACTGGCTTCGACGGGGTTTGATTACGCATACGAAGCGGGCAAGATCTACGACAACGCCATCGTACTCCCGGCGATCAACAAGAAGGCCAACACGATCAGCGAATGCCAACTTGTGATTCAGCAAAGCACCCCGAAGGGTTGGAAGGAAGCCAAGAGTATCGCGGCGGCTCAATGCCTTGCGACGATCCTGCAGCCAAACGAATACTACGGCGGCGGCTCCCTTATGCGGGGAACGGTTCTCTCGTGGGACGTGCGTGGGCAGTCGTTTTGGATCAAGCGGCGGGACAGGATGGGTCGTCTACTTGGCTTTTACTGGATTCCTCACCACAGGATTCAAGCGGCATCAGAACGGGATAACGCAGACGCCACCAAGCTCATCACAAACTATTGGTATCAGCCGTTTGGCACTCAGCAATTCGACGTAGACCCCGAAGACGTCGTACATTTTCGGTGCGGGATTGACCCCGAAGACCCCCGGTGTGGCTTGTCCCCTTTGGCGGCGGCACTACGGGACGTTTGCACCGAGAACGAGGCTTCTAACTGGCTTGCGTCCATCCTCCGCAACGGTGGCGCACCGTCGTCGTTTGTGGTCCCCAAGGCCATCAAAGACGTACCGGCTCCGACCCCTGACCAACTTACGAAGGTCAAGCAGTACGTCAATGAGTTCGTCCGAGACAAGCGCGGGGAAGTAGCGGCGCTCCCGGTTCCGGTGGAGATCATCTCGCCCGTTTTCAATCCTCAGCAAATGGAGATCGGGAAGCTCCGGGAGATCCCGACGTCCCGGATATGCGCGGCTCTTGGTGGTGACCCGATGGTATTCGGGCTCCCTAGCGAGTCAAAGACCTACAGCAACCTCGCCGAAGCTCTTGATGCCTTCGGAAAGCAAACGATTCTCCCGATGCTCCGCGAGTGGGCGGAGCAAATGGGGCGGCAAATCCTTCCCGAGTTCGGTCTTGACCCCGGACAATACCGGTTTTACTGGGACACCAAAGAAGTCTCTTGGCTCCAAGACGAGACGGACGACCTCCACAACCGACTGCGGGAGAATTTCAAAGTCGGGGCGTATGACCTCTTCCGGTACCGGGAACTACTAGGCGAGATTCCGTCCCCGGCGGATCGTGGTGTTACGTACTTCGACCTTTCTCTAGGAGCATCGGGAGCGACCACCGACCCAAAAGCAATCAGCCCGCAGGCGGCTAAGCAGGTCCGCGATAACCTTCGACGGCTCAAAGCCCTTGGGCGGGCTCCCGCGACTCTCAAGAGGGCCGGGACGCCTAATTCCGCGCAGGGCAAGCACGACGACCTGATACGGGCGACTCGCGAAAAGATTGACCGACTAACGCACACGTTGGCAGACGGCGGGATTGACGGGGACACGTTCCGGGAGGAACTTGGAAACATCCTCGCCGATGCCCACGCGAAAAGCTACGCCGTGGGTATTCGATCGGCGGGTGGGACCATCACCGCAGACGAAGCAGCAGCAACCGGGCAACGGATAGCCGACCTCGAATCGGCGTTCATCGACGGGTTCGTACACGACCTCACCACTGGGCGATACGACGGAGACGCCGGGATCGACTTTGAGAACGGCTTACTCCAACAACGCATCGACCTCTACGCGCAAAAAGTGAGTAGCACTGCCACCTCTGGATTTGTGGACGGCTCCGACGATACGGCCGAGTTCGCTTGGGATCTTGGGAAGGTAGAGGACCACTGCCAAGACTGCCCGTACCTCGCTGAAAACAGCCCATACGACAAATCGACCCTTTACACGACCCCAAGAGCGGGAGACACCCCGTGCCTTGGGAATTGCACCTGCACACTTCGACGAAACGACGGATTAGCGGCCTTTGCGCCAGTGACCCTATGAACGAGCCCATTAAGAAGTTCCTGAAAGCCATGCCTCAAGTGGGCGACGTAGGCGATTATCAGATTCGAGTTATCGCGTCCGGTATTGGCGACGTCGATCGAACCGGGGACGTGATTTTTCCCGGCGCGTACAAGCCTGCCATCGCCGGGTTCAAACAGAACGGGTTTGTGGCGGTTGGTCACGACTGGGACGATAACCCAGTCGCCATGCCTCTCGACATCGCAGAAAATGGGCGTGACCTCGTAAGCGTTGCCGAGTTTCATAAGGGCGTACAGCTCGCGGAAGAGACGCGGGCGGTATGTATGCAACGGGCAGAGAAGGGCCTATCCGTCTCGGTGTCGGTTGGCTTCATGCCCGATTACGACGGCGGCATTATTTACTTCGAGTCCGGCGAGGCGCTTCTCAAGTACGCCAAAGACAACGGGTATGACATGTCCCTGTTCGACACCACGGCCATTAAAGCCTGGCGTGAAGACCTTCGGGCGATTCTACGAATCAAAGAATTGTTTGAGTGGTCAATCGTCACGGTAGGCGCGCACAGGCGAGCCAAGATGACCGACGTCAAATCAGTTTCCGGTGAGGACGGTTCGCTTGCTGTTCCACTCTCCGAAGACCTCGACATCGCGCTTGCAGCAGTGAAGAGAGCAAACGACGCCCACGCTCTGCGGAAAGCAGACGGACGGCGATTGTCACCCGACCGGCTAACCCAACTCAAAGCCATTCAAGAGGCGGTTTCCCCTCTCATTAAAGAGCTAGAGGCAAAGGAACAGCCAACAGAGAACGACAACGAGGCACGGCTAAAAGCCGCAACGCTTCGACTTCTCACCGCTCGCGCTCAGCGAGCCTAACCCCACCAGGAGAAAACAAAATGAATACCAAGGCTCATCAGGAAGAGTCTCGCGTTGTCCTGCGTCAGATCGAAGAGATTCGGCAGAAGAACGCGGGCATCGAAGCTAGAGCATGGTCGGACTCGGACGTTACGACGTTTGAGAATTTGACCAACGATCTCGAGCGAATCGAAAAGCTCATGACGGTTAGCGAGCAGTCTGACCGCATCGAAAAGGCCCTCAACACCGAGGTACCGATTCAGCTTTTCAGGAACAAAGACGGCAAGGAAGCGGACCCCAAAGAAGTCAAGTTCTACAACGACTTCAAGAACTACCTCATCACTGCGGAGATGACTCCGGAACTTAAGGCGCACCAGGCCGATAACCCTGCGGCGGGCGGATTCCTCATCCCTCCGATGCAGTGGGTCGATCAGTTCGTCGTCAACCTCAAGAACAACGTTTGGATGCGCGGAATGGCTACGGTCTTCCCGCTTACTCACGGTGAAAGCATGGGCGCTCCGGCACTCGACACCGACATTGCCGATCCGACGTGGACGGCTGAAATCAGTTCCGTGACCGAGACGAGCGACCTCGCTTTTGGTCGACGCGAACTCAAGCCCCGCCAAATCGCGCAGCTCGTGAAGATCAGCCGACGATTGCTTCGACAGGCACCGAACGCCGAAGCGATCATCATGGACCGTATGGCGTACAAGTTCGCCATCGTGGAGGAAAACGCATTCCTCAACGGCACCGGCTCCGAACAGCCTTTGGGCGTGTTCACCGCATCCTCGCAGGGCGTCACCACCTCGCAGGATACGACGTGCGCGAACGCTACCAGTGTGGTCGCGGACGACTTCATCAACTGCAAGCACAACACCAAGGCCCAATACTGGGACAAGGGTGCTTGGATCTTCCACCGCGACATTATCAAAGCGGCTAGGAAGCTCAAAGACAACAACAACAACTACATCTGGGCCACCGGATTCGGTCCTGGCCTCGGGTTCCAGGGCAATGCTCCGAGCATCCTCGATAGGCCGTACTACATCAGTGAGTACGCGCCAAACACGCTCACAACGGGCTTGTACGTCGGCATCTTCGGGGATTTCTCGAAGTATTGGATCTGCGACGCGCTCAACATGGAGATTCAGGTCCTGTCTGAACTCTACGCGGCGACTTCGCAGTACGGGTACATCGGACGTCGCGAGACGGACGGTATGCCGGTTCTTGCCGAAGCGTTCCAGCGCATGAAGCTCGCATAAGGAGGAAAGACAATGAGAGCAATCAAAGATACGTTGGTTTTCGCCACTTCGGTCGCTCCCCTCTTGCGGACGACCACGATCAGCGGTACGGGTGTTGACCTTGCGAACGCGGGCGGTAATGCCGTCTTCTTCCAGGTCGGCGCACTGACCGACGGAACGCACACCCCGAAGCTCCAGGAGTCTTCGGACAACTCGACATACACCGACGTGGCGGCGGCGGACCAGGTGGGAACACTTGCGGCGCTCGCTGCCAACACCAACCAGAAGGTCAGTTACATTGGCTCGAAGCGGTACATCCGATCGGTCATCACCGTCACGGGTTCCCCTGCGACGGGTTGTAACTGCGGTGTCGTCGTTGTGACGAGCAACCTCCACAAACAGCCCTAAGACGGCAAACGGCCCGGACTAACTATCCGGGCCACCTAAGAACATGCCACTTCCCACCACGTCCGATTTGACTGCGAGGCTTACGTCGTATGGCGTCGATACGCCTTCCGATCTTGACCTTTCCGGCGCGTTGGCAATGGCTACTCAGGAGTTTTACAACCGATCAGGCCGGGGCGCGTTCGTGGGCGACACCAGCACCACGGCCATACGGCTAGACCCCCCTCGAAACTACAACCAGCGCGTCAGAGTGGAAATCCCGGATATGTGGGCACTCACTGAAATCCGCATCGGCTACTCTTCCACCAGCGCGGGAACGGCGCTCACCGAGTGGGACGATTACACCATCTTGCCGCAGAATCGAACTGTGGTGGGCAAGCCGGTTGAGTGCATTGAATTCCTCACCTACGTGCCGTGGGACGCGGGGAACATCAAGATCACGGGCAAACTCGGCTACTCATCGGACTGCCCTCCCCGCGCATTCCAGGGCATCCTAGATGGCGCGAGCATGTACGCACTGATTCAGGCGGCGGGAACCGATGGAGCCACCGCGCAACGCAAGCAAGGTAACCGGCTCATTGCTTATCAAACCGACCCTATGTCATCGACCGTAGAGCGGTGCCGAAAGTCGTTCTATGAAGCGGCGGCTTCGTTCGTTCGTGTTCATTACGTCTGATACACTCCCGTGTGAGTGGACGAGTTTTTAGACGGGCTGAACCAGCCAAAGATTATTCGCGGGTCATGGACGCCGACGATACAGGACGACTTGGCTAACTTCTTCCTTCCTCACACCGCAACCGTGACGCCACAGAACCAAGTGGTAAACGGGACCACCAAGATAGCGGGCAACCCTTCGGATGGCTCCCCGTTCACTATTCAGTGCGACATTCAGCCGATGACGCCGGGGCAAGCGTTCCGGGACTTCGGCGTGGAGACTCGCGGCCCTGCGGTCATGTACTTCAAGGTTTCTGACCTCGACTCAATCAAAGCGGAAGACCGAGTAACCCACGACGGGAGTATCTACTGCGTGACGGGCGACCCGTTCAAGCAGGATGACGGAAACTTTCCCCTCAAACATGCCGTGGCCTTGCTTGACAAGATGCAATTCTAATGTCTAGCCCCTTTGTCTCGGAAACGCTGCGGAATGCGATCGCGGCGGCGGTCCTTAGCGCGTGGGCACCGGAGGAAATCTACTTCGGGGCACCTCGTGAAGTCGTCCCGCTCTTGCCATCGGCGGCGATTCACCTTGACAGCGTTCAGCGGATCTCTGCCACCGTTTCCCGTGTTCGGTACGAGTACAGCTTCTCTATCGTCGGACGGTTCGCATGGCCGGGAGACCCAACTAGCACGATCGAAGCGGCAAAGACGGCCAAATCCAACTCCCTGTACGCGGCACTCATCACGGGCTCGACTTTCGCCGGGGTCGCGGATCTTCACAATGTGGACTCCATCACCTACGAGGAAGTGGACGACCCAAGACAACGAGCCTATGAAGTTCGAGTAGCGTTTACCGCTCAATCCGAATCCAGCCGGGTTTAACCTCATGGCAATCGTCACCCGTCCTACGGACCTCGCGAGGGTTCAGCGGGCTCGCTTTGCGCGGATGGCGGTTACCTACGAATCCGCCCACAAAGAACTATGCGCGGGTGGGGAACAAGACCACCGAGACTATACGAGCGGGTCGATCTCAACCAAGCAACTTGCGGCAATGGGTCACCCCTTCGGGCGAACTGGCGGGCAGGGCTCGGGGACCGTGGGGCGAGGAATCCAGGGCAGTAAGGCGAAGTTTAAGGGCGTGGGGTCATACGACACCCTCAGCACCAACAAACGCGGCGTGTGGACCGCAGGGAAGTCTAAACAGATCAGCGGGAAGGGATCAGTTAGCCCGCTACCCATTAATAAGCAAACCGGGCGGCTCCAACAGTCGTTCTTTCGCACCGGCGAGGCGGGAAGCTCTAAGACGGTCCGCATGGGGTTCCGAATCCCTTACGCCTCTCAAGTTTTGAACCCGAACGGCACAAAGCGAATGATCGCCCGTGGGTTCTATTCAAAAGGTTCGTCTATGGCGGGGGCCGGAATCCTCGTGAAGCGACACAAAGCACGATCCGCCGGAGTTGTTCAGGCGGTCAGAGACCAACAAAGGAAACCCTAAGACATGGCACTAGTACATCAGATTGCGGACCTGTCCGTATTCAGCGCGGGCGGTACGTCCCTCTTGGGGGACATCGAAAGTGTTGAGTACACCGTAGACGAAACGCACGTCGACGGCTCGAAAACTTCCCGGCTTGGGAAGAACATGAACGGCGTTAAGCTCGAAGGCAAGATCCGAACGTCGCTTCTTTCGACCATTAGCGGGACTCAGCGCGTCTCTCACCTGAACCTCACGGCGGCTACGCTCAACTCGGTCAATTATCTCGGGTTGATTCGGAACCTCAAATTCTCTGCCACCTACGAGCATCAGCGGCGGGCGGGCGTCGGCTCTTGGTTCATGCGGAACCAAGTCACGGCCAAACACTTCACGGCGTCCTTTGACCTCGACTGCGAAGACAGTATTGCCAGCGTTCTTATGATCGCGGCACACTCGTCAACCTACGGCAACCGGGAGATGGTTCTTTCGTTTACCCTTAACTCGGTTGTCATCACGCTCCCTACCCGGCTCAAGACGGTGGCATTCAAGACCGAGCGGGACGGTTTGCAGGTTCTTTCTATTACCGTCGAAGGAAGTGACCCAGGCACTGGAAACTACCCAACGGCTCCGACCACTTCGGCAACGCTCTTGACTAAGGCGCTGAACGATCCGACGACCGAGATTGCTTTCGATCTGACCAGCAAGGCGGCCTCTGGCTTCGACGTGACTGGGACGATGACGTGGGACACGATGGACTTTGAAGTGGCAGACGACGGACTCGTCAAGACCAATTACAGCTGGATGAGCTACGGAACCGTGACCGCAAGCGCGACATAAGACCATGAGAAAAGAAGACCCGAAGCCTGAACACAAGCAGGTCGAAGCACCTGTAGAGCATCACTCATTCGGCGGCGAACCCGTCCCCGTGAAGCCCGATCCGAAGCCCGAACATAAGCAGGTCAAGGGACCGAGCTAATTGTCTCCTGCAAGAGCAACGGAAACCGGCTGTTGCTCTTGCGTATGCACTTCAACAGAGCAATCAGGAGACGCCTTGACCGCATAAATCCTCAACATAGTAGAGGTCCCTTGCAGGAATCCCCCAGAAATAGGGTTGCCGCCGGAGTCACGAACGATTACCGAAACAAACGGGAAGTTATTTTGCGACCCGTCACTGTAAATGTGGACAAGAAGTTTTGGCCCCGGAGATGTTACGTGTTCAATATTTACGTCCGAAACGGTTCTCATCTTGGCAAATGTGTACGGTAGTGAAACTTGCTTCTCTCGGGTGTAAATCGCAAGCGCGGGCTCTTCCCCGCTGGCAGAATTCACAGCAACAGAAAACGGGGAAGATAGAGCGCCAGTCGTGCCCGCGTAACCAAAATCCACCCCGCACGGGAATTTCATTTGCTGGCCCTGACCGCCGTTTATAGACACCGTTGCCGTGATGCCTCGACTTACCAAATGAGACGGGACGCTACCGTAGACGTCCGCCCGAAACATGAAAGTTGATGACTGAGACTCTGGCCCGAACACTTCAAGAATCGCTCCGCGCCCAGGTCCGCCCGTTGGGCTAATCCCTGCCGATGCGCAAATCCTCCATTCGCCGGGCGAAACGTCCGGCATCGGCTTGCCTGGCGACACCGAAACCCTTTTAGGGGGCAACGTACGCGCCCGTTTGACCGCGGACTTTACAGGGGAAGGGCTTCCGCATCCTCCCAAAAGAACGACGAACGCAACGGGGAAAAGAAAACCTCTCATGATCAAACCACAGAATAACACTGAAGACCAACCCGTAGACTTATCGGTCGAAGCCTTACTCGGCACGTATGCCCCGGTTAAGACGTTCGATCTTGGGCTCCCGATGGGCGGCGAGCTAACGTTTCATCTTCACGAATCCCACAGCGCAAAAAAGGAATTTGAAGAGGCGCGAACCAAATTTATCAAGTCCATGATGAGGCGGGCGACGGAAGGGCGACTTCCCGAAGGGTTCATTCCTCTTGCCGATCTTTGCACCGAAGATAATCTGAGTTTCGCGTTTACTCTCTCGACTCTTTGCGTGTCCCCTGGTTTCGATCAGGCACAGGCCCTAGCCCTCTCCAAGGCTCCCGCGCTGGCCTCGTACATCTTGGACGGGATCACGACGCACTCAGCGAACTTCCTTGTTCAACTCAAAGCGCAACTCTTGGACGAGGCAAAAAAAGACTAGAAGACCCGCTCTGGGAACTGACCTTGCGGGTCGCGGGGGAAATCTTCCGCAAGCATCCTGATTCACTCACCCAAGAAGAGGAAGTCCAACTAAACGATTTCCTAGCCCTTCGGCTCAAAGACCTCAAAGCCGGGATTGTTCCCGGCGTCTGCCCGTTCATGTTGGGCGGTTAATCTTATGGCAACCGTAGTAGATACCCTTGTTACCGAGTTCAAGCTCTCGGACAAATACAGCGGCGCAGCCAAAGGCATCGAAGGCGCGACGGACCGGGTTGCCAAGTCCATCGGCAACGCTTCCCGTGCCTTCCTGAACATCACCGCCGGGGTTGGCATCGCCGAAGGGGTCTTTATGGCGCTTGGCGGGGCGGCCATGAAGCAAGCGGCGGACTTTGAAGCCCTTACCCTTGGACTCCAAGCTTACGCCGGATCAGCGCAGGAAGCCACCGAACAACTTCGACGACTCCAAGAGGTAGCGAAGATGCCCGGGTTGGGCTTTCAGGAGGCCATACAAGGCGCTACCCGACTAGAGGCGGCGGGCTTCAACTTCCGACTGGCGGAGCGGTCTATGCTCGCCTTCGGGAACGCTCTGGCGCTCGTGGGTGGCGGCAAGGCAGACCTCGACGGCGTACTGCTTGCCCTTACTCAGATCGCGGCCAAAGGGCAGATTACGGCCGAAGACATTAACCAGATCGCCGAACGGGTTCCGCAGATTCGGGAAGCCATGAATGGCGCGTTCGGGACGGCCAACACCGAAGCCCTGCAAAAGATGGGACTCAGCACTGAAGCCTTTATCCTTGGCGTCACCGGCGCGCTCGAAAAGCTCCCGAAGGCGACGGGCGGGGCGAAGAACGCCTTCGAGAACTTTGGCGACGTGGCTAACCGAGTCATCGTCAAGATAGGCACGGCGCTTAATGCTTGGCTACTCCCGGCGCTTTCCAAGGTGTCGGACTTCATGGGGTTCCTCGCGGACTCCGGGGCCATCGGCGGGGCAGTGGCGGCCATGACCAAGACCGCGGGGGGCGAGAAAGGGGCCAACGCGCTCGCGGACAAGGTGATTGAGTTCATTGCTCACGCGACTGCGGTCGTGTCTCATATCCCCGAGTTCCTTGACGTGATTAAGGGTTACTTCGGGATCTTCGTGGATTCGTTGAAGGGAATCTATACCGGCTTCGTCGCGTTCGCGAACCAGGTAGGCGGAGCGATTGTGACGGCGCTTCACTACTTGGCTCTTGGGGGTATCAAAGCGTGGGAGGCGGTTAACCCTGGCGAATACGAATCAACCAAAATGATCTCCGATAAGCTCGCCCAACAATGGGCTACAGCTCAATCGGGCGTATCCAAAGACACCCAAAAGTATCTCGCGGACTTCAAAGCCTCACAAAGCAAACCACCGGAAGACCTCACGACCGGCGGGCCTGGCGGGTTCCGAGAACATGACGCCGTGAACCAGACGGCGAGCAACACCGCGCAACTTGTCCAGCTCCAACAGAAGACCCTCGACATTCAGCGGTCCATTTTGGGCGGCGGGAACATCGGTGGGTACGCGACTTCGGCGGCAAGGGCGGCGGGCGGCGGTCATCGTGGTAGCTCCCCGTCTCGGCTTCACGCCATCGTAAACGACATGATCGACGAGATTTACCGCACAGTGGGCGGCGGTCACGACCTCGTTGCCAGACAGGGCGGG